CTTAATGTGGTTATACTTCCACTAATAGACCCACTTGTTACAACAATAGTTCCACTAATTGACGATGAAACTCTATTTAAATCTGCCAATGAAGAAGATGCGGAAGAACTAATAAATGTTAATGTTCCACCTATATTATTATTACCACCTGTAAATAATGCCGATTGCGTAACTGCAACGGGAACATAATTATTATTTACATCATAAAATTCAAATTTAAAATTAAATGTTTCATTTCCAATTACAGTTGGCATTGATGTTACAAATGAAATTTCCGATGGTGAAAATGCCGTATCTTGTGTCAATTGTAAAGTTAAATTACCAATATGCCATTCACCTTGTGATTGGGATAGATATAAACTCGCAGTAGGTTCTGCTTTTGGTAATGAAAATTGTATTATAGTATCTTTTAAATTTTTTGTAGGAGATATTCCACTTAATGTTCCAACCAATATCTCTCCATTATTAGAACCACTTAAATAAACCTGCAAATCGCTGGATGTGGATGCAGAATAAAATGCGTCAATACCAAATTCATAAACACTTACATCGGATAAATTTAAAGAAGATGTGTATCTAAATTTACCCACACCATTTAATCTTAAACCATTATCAACTCTACTAGAAGTTAATAGTGTATTTAAAGAACCGGTATTCCATAATTTTTTTACAACTTCTGATGTGAAAAACCCAGCGTCACCAACAACACTACCACTAAGTGCGGTTGTTGATAATAATTCTTTTGATTCTACTAAAATGTCTTGTATTAAATCATAATCCGATATATCTCCTTGTGAAGTTCTATATACTTTAATTCTTTTAACATCACCCGCAAATGTATCTAATTGTGATACTTTTACGTTTGCAAATGATTGTGTTACACTCGACGCAACTTTAGAACCAGTTGCATCAAATGCATATATCGGTGATAATGTTTCAAAAATAGTGGCAGTTGGTCTCTTGTAAAATCTTACTTTGGTGGTATTAGCTAAAGCTGGATTTACATTTATAGTTTTTTGCCATTTAACATTATATTTTCCTTCCCAAATTGTAGGAACATTAACATTTGTTCCATTATTATCATATGTAGATAATTCACCTAATATTGTAATAGTTGCAGGCCCATAAGCGGTTCCATCCGAATAATTACCCGAAGTATCTAATGTTCTATTTGGGTAAATATAAACGGCAACTACTTTAGAAACACCTTCATAATATTCGGTAACAATTTGTTCCGAACCAACTGAGGCTGATATAATTCCCTCTCCTGGTTCGTTATAAATGATATTACCTTGAGCATCTTTGATTTCAATTTTTATTAAAGTATCAGGAACCAAATATTCAGAACCTTGAATTAAAAATGCATTCTTACCACCGGTAAAGGTATCGGGTAATTCGGTTACTTTAAAATATTTACTATTTGGGTCAACATCATTAACTAATACGGAAATCTTATCCAAATTCTCAGCCGATATTGTTTTCTTTATAATTGCCATTTAATCTTTTTAAATAAATATCTTCAAAAAAAGAATTATTTCATATTTATATAAAGAAAACTAATAAATACTTTAATCTATTATAGAAAACTAAAGAAAACTAAATAAGTTATGAAATACGCAATGTTACAAATAAAAAAAGAAACCCATGAACTTCTCAAAGAATATTGTGAAGAACACGGGTTCAAAATGGGTAGCCTAGTTGAAAATCTAATTAAGAAACACATTGGTGTTCCAAAACCACAATCTAGTGTGTTGAAGGCTGATAAGGTCGTTATTAGAAATCAATCTTACTAAACCCATCTACTTTTTTTATTTCTATCAATCCATCTACAATATCTCTCATTTGTTCTAAGTGAGAAATCATCCATATAAAATCGAATTGTGTTTTAAGATATTGCATCATCATAAATAAAGATGATAAGTTATCAGCATCTAATGTTCCAAATCCTTCATCCACTACTAAGAAATTCGGACGAGGTAAATTACACACATTGATAAGTGCAACTCTAATTGCCAACCCACTTACGAATTTCTCCATACCACTACACATTTCTAATGGCCATTCCTGGTCTTCGTAAACAATTTTTGCATTGATTGACTTGCCGTCCATTTCCATTGTAACACCAAAGTCTACAACTTGTGCAAGAATGTTATTGATTTCATTTTCAATTACCGGAAGTGCTTTACTAATCAACTCATATGGAATACCATCTCTCTTCACAGCATCTAAATAATAGGTGTATAATCGGTTCTTTTCTTCTAAGTCCTTAACATCACTCATCTTCTGCTTTATACCCTCTATATAGGTCTGTAATGATGAAATAGAACCATTTGTAGTAGCTATCTGTTTACTGATATCTTTAATATCCAACTCAATTTTATGTTTCTCTACCTCTAATTCTTTGATTTGTTTTTCTAACTCTTTATTGCTTTCAATTGTTTCTTCGTTTTCAAAATACTTCTCAATATCTTCTTCAACTTTATCTAATTGAGTTTGTAATAATTCTTCTTTTGTTTCCAACCCCTTCAATTCGGCCTCTGCCGTTTTTAAGATACCTTTGGATTGTCCAAGTTTTATTTTTAAGTCGGTCAATTCATTATATTGTTCCTCAACACCTTCCATCGTATCTATGGTTTGTTGAATACCAACACAATCAATCATTGCTTGTTTAACTATTTCTTGTAATTGAGGCAATGCTTCTTTTGACTTCATTGCATCTTTTACAAATGTGTTATCACAACAAAATTTACAATTTGGGTCATATTCATGTTTATCCAAATGTTTAATCTTTTCTTCTGCACCCCTTAAATACACTTTTGCAGTGTCATATACTTTAGTAGCTTCAATTAAAGATTTTTGTTCTCGTTGATAGTTTGAATAGACAATTTCTATATCAATACCATTTGATTGTTTCTTTTCATCTATTGATTGTGAAATTTCTTCAATTTTTCCTTCTAATATTTTAATGAATGTTTCTTTTGTCCCAATTAAAGTTGTATTGTTTTGAATATCTTCACCCAAACCCTTTCTTTTTTCTTCCAATTTAGGTAAGTCCAAATTAGAGTCAATTGGAGTAAGGTTTCTACTTAATTCCAATATAATACCATCTAACCCATCCTTATTACCATTCAACTTAGCCAATTCTTTCTCAAATTCTTTTAATTCACCTTTCTTATCTTTCAACTCATTTGCTTTATCAGCAAGTTCAGTTGTAAAATCAGTTTTCTTAAAGTTCTTAATTAAGACCGAAACTTCTTTAATATCTTCGGTTGCGGTTTCGTATAATTTATCAAAAACATTCAATCCCATAAATTGAGCAAGTAAGTCTTTCCTCTCACTTTGTGACTTATCAATGAATATAGAATTATTACCTTGTAAAGATAATGTAGTCAATACAAAATCTTCATACTTACCAACATATTGTTCAATGACTTGATTTGTATCCCTTCTTTCAGTTCCGTTCAAAGATATTTTCTCATCACCATCAATATACCAAAAGTTTACATCAACTTTTACATTCTTACCTTTGTTAATTGTTTTTGCAGTTCTTTCGATAAAATAATCTACTCCATTAACTTGGAAATTTAAATAACATCTAAAATCAGTCTTACGATTGTTTAGGATATTAGCTGCTTTGAATGCTCTACTACTTTTATCATAAAGACAAAATGAAATAGCATCAAAGATAGATGACTTACCTTGTGCATTTGGTGCAAACAATCCCATCAATCCATTTAACTTACTAAAATCAATTTTGTTATCTTCACCATAACTAAACATATTGGAAAACTCAAATCTAATTGGTTTCCACATAATGTTTCTTAAAGTATCTTCATGTACAATTCTACTATTTACATCTCTGTTAATATTTTCTAGTTCTGCCAAATCTTTCTTATCAACGAATGGCATCATTCTTTCTACATATTCATTGATTAAAGAGTTTTGATAATTGATGTCGGAAATATCTTCAAAGTCTAATTTATTTTGTCTATCTCCTGTTTTCTTTTTTGATAATGAGTCCGTTCTAATAATTGTAAAGTCCTCAACACCATATTTCATTTTAATTTCTGCAATTACTTTTTTAGTATCCGCAGTATCTGTATTTGACAATCTTACTCTTAAACGAGGATGTTTTGGCATATCATTTACAACTGGAACTTTACCATTGTCGATATCCATTGTATAATAACCATAATCATTTTGTAAATCAACTTCTTCATAGGTCATTGTGTCCAAATCCCATGCTAAAAAACCATGTCTACCCAATGTTTCACCAAAGTTTTGTTGGATTAGTGAACCTGCATAAACTACCTTACAACCTTTCGGACTTATCATTTCCTGACGCTTATGAATATCACCTAATAAGGCTAAATCAAATCCATCAAATATATCCGTTGTAAAATGTCTACTACTTACTACATATCCAATATCAGTTTGTGAATTATCAACAGGTCCGTGGAATAATGCAATCTTTTTATTACCAAATAGTTTATCAGCAGTAATCCAATTGTCTTTGTTATCTAAAATACTAAATACTGAAAAATCAACACCACCAATTGAATAAACCTGTGTATCTTTTAAATAATAAAAGTTTTCCAATTCCAATGCATCAACAATAGGAGTAAGAACATCCATTCTATCCATATTGTTCATATTACAATCGTGATTTCCGGTAATAAGAATTGTAGGGCAAGTTTTAGCACACTCTTTAAATAACCAACTTATTTCGTTGACTAATTCAGGTGACATTTCTAATTTAGCGTGGGCAATATCACCTGCTAAATATATAATTGCATCTTCCGTTCCTCTTTTACGGATTTCTACAAACATTTTTTCAAATATCTGTCTATACTCTTTGTGTCTTTTCACATTACGGATATGAACATCCGCTATATGATAAATCTTCTTTAAACTCATAATGAATTTATTTTGTTCAATAATAATTCTTCCGATGAAAACTCTTTAGCTTCCTTCAACTCTTCGTAGAATTTTTCATACCCCATATCGGCGGCATCTTTGTCTTTAAGATACATCATTTTTACATGAATACCTTGCTTTCTAAAATATTCGGCAGCTTTAAGTGCCTCATTTATTGCATCGTTATCCAATGAAATAATAATGTCAGTAATTCCACTCATAAAGATTTTCTCCACCAATGTTCTAGATGGAAACTTACCTAGTAATGGAATTGCATTTCTTTTAATTGTAATTGCATCAAATACACCCTCACAAAGTATAATCGGTTCATTCCAATTAACTTGTGAATCAAAACATATTACATTTTTACTGATTGGAGGATTTTTGTATTTCATTTTGTTGTCCGGATAATACGAACGAGAAACAAAGTAATTCAATGACCCATCGGAATTGTATGATGGTATAATTACTCTTTGTCCATATAATCCTTCTTTACAATATCCTATGTTATATTTGATTATATCTTTTTCGGTAATACCTCTTTGAGTAAGGTAATGGATTGCATGTTTATATTCTGGATTAAACCCCTTTGGAGTCTCACTAAGTGATATAAATTCTTTTGGTAGGGAAATGAACACCTTTGTATCGGCATCCTCTAATTGTGGGTTATAATTACTATCTCCGTAGATTTCTCTAATGATTGAAATAGTCTTTCTATCAACATCTAACTTTTTTAATAAAGATGTCAATTTCTTACCACCACTATTGCAAGTCCAACAATGCCACTTTTGTGTTTCCGTATTAACTTGTAGTTTTTGTTTGTGGTGATTACAAAAAGGACAATAAAATGCCAACTCATTCCCTTTTAGAGTGAGATGACTACCTAACACGCCGGTTAGAGTAGATACGACTATATTCTTATCATTTTGCTTCAACACCCCCTAAATATACGACAAATATTTGATATTACCAAATAATTTATGGTCTATTTTCCTCCAAAAACCACTCATTTGGGATGATTTTGTCCGCATATTTATATCCGTTCTTTTCACACCAATCTCCATAGGTCGTTTTAGACTTTTTGCTGATTTTGTTCTTTGAATTGGAAAATACGAAACGAATGTCCAAATGTGGGTTGTGTTCTTTAACTAATAGGTGTTTTTTCCTATCGGCAGCTACAAACCTACCTTTTGTCTCCACTCTAATGCCATTTGGTAATTTGAAGTCAGGACTATATGTGTGATTTGATGCAGGAATTATATATGGAACCTTTTCAGTTTCATACTCTACTTTAATTCCTTGAGATTCTATTTGTTGAGAAATGGTTTCTTCTAAACCAGACTTAAATCCATACTTCTTCGCAACCCATTTTGGATTGTTCTTTTTTGTAACTTTTTTAGCCATTAAATTCTTTTATTATGATGGGTCTTTCTTAACAGTTGCAGAATACTTCTTTGCAGAAGTTGCTCCACCAACATAAGTACTTCCTGCACCCAAATCACCTAATTGATATCTACCAATACCTTTTTTTGTTTCAAAAGCTTTTACACCTTCGTCATCATCAGCAGCTTGTTTATCTCGTGCACCCTTTGTGTATGGGGTAATGTCTTTCTTAAAAGCTTCTAACGCCTTGATATCAGGCCCACCTTTTGTAAAAGATACTGTTTTGTTAGCTTCGTATAATTCTAAAATACTTTTTGCCATATTTCTTATTTTAATATAAATATAAATTATTTGATAAAAAATTATAATTCGGGTCTAATGAAATGTCCATTGAATGGATAATGTGAATTTGGTATTAAATTTAAAGATAAAAATGTTTCAGCCAACCAAAAGTGACTATGTATTTTTAAAGATGCATCCGTTACATCTGGAATCATGTTAATCCACTTGCCCATTACATCCACACTTCCCATAAACATCACATCCTGTGCTATAAATTTACATGGTTTCCCTTCAGTAAATTTAATATCTTTTCCAAATAAATCATTGGGATGTTCGTTTATCCAATCATAAACATTTATATCAATCAATGAATTGGTTGATAATACCGAATCACTTCTCATTAAAATAACCATATCATAATCTTTGCATGATTCCAACATCAATCTATATAAATTTTTCCAATGAAACATTAACATATTAGAACTTGGGTATTCTGGTTTTATTGGAAATATTAAATCTTCGTCTAAAATATCATAAACACAATTTGGTAAATAATCGGTTATCATATTCGGCGTAACATCAAACTCTTTAATTAAATCACTATTTGAATATTTTTGTTTGGATTTATTCCAAGTAGAAAAATAATAATCACATTCATAATATTTTTCTATATCAATCCACTTATCTATACAATTATCAAATTCTCGATACATCCCATAAATTAAAATAGCAGCTTTCATCGATTAAGTATCAAACCTAACAATAAAGTTTACAGGAATATCAGGTTCCGATTTTATCGGTTGTGGCAATTTAGCAACTGCTACTAAATCACAATTATCATCATATAAACCAATTGTTGTTATAAATGGTGCAAGGAATGAGCCAGTTGAATCCAATGATGAACTATATTCATATTGTTCAAATCCACCGGATATTGTATTGTTATAAGAAGATGTAAAAGTATAATCTAATACATTTCCATTTTCTAATGTTGATTTTTTACGAATATACTTTATTCCAGAGTTTGTTGTTGTTTTATATATTTTACCATCAGAACCCGTTACAAACAACGTTTCTTTTCCTACTTCTACAATTGCAGATGGGTTAGTTGAAACATTAAATTCATCTTCATTTGCAATTAATAAATACTCATGTTCATATATTGTTTCTGTTGATTTATACGTCAAATCCCAATTAGTTCCTTTTATATTGATAGCATCGGATGTTACCGATTCTCTTGTTACAACAATCAATCCTTGTGGATAAAAAATATTACCAACTTTAATACCTTGTGACTCCTCAGGTAAAAATGGAATATCCTTTGCAACCAAAAAACCATTGGATATATCGATTGAATCAATTATTAAATTATATACAATACCATTATATCGTATCTTCAATGTTTTGTTTTCAATATCAAAATCACCCGTTCCATCCAATACTGAACCTGTGTAACTATATTCGGCTAAGTCTTCGAATTCGACTACTTCACTTTCAACATCCAATTTTGATAATATTAATTTATCTCTTTCATCATATAAATTACCATATTTATCGTCAATATATGTTAAATCATCATTATACAATAAAACCGAACCTTTTTTAATACCATCACCTATTGCAATTTGTGGTATTGAAATAACAACAGCTGAACCTGATAAAAACCTTTCATTTGTATTTACTTTTTTTGAATAAATTGGTTTTTTATTTCCAAATCTTATAAATGGATTATCTTCATGTCCATTATAAAATTGAGCCCTCAATTGGCCGTATATAGAATGTTTATTATACGCAGAACCACTTAAATATCCAATTGAAGAAATTGTTTCATCTATTGATGCATAATTTCCATTTTGCGCATTAAATATAGATAAATTAGAAGTTTCTTTATTCCACTCTTTATAGGCCTTAAATGGTCTAATACTAATATCCGACTTTGGTATTCTTTTTAACATATCGTATATAAATATCTTAAAACTAAAAACCCACCAAATTAAGGTGGGCCATAGTTTTTATTTTATTCTCCGATTAGAAGTCTAATTTAACTTTGATTGCAACTTCCTTATCAAATGATTTTTCAATTGGTTTAGAAGTTTTTGCTACTGCTAATAATTCGTTTGCATCATCATAAAGACCAACTGTTGTAATGTAAACTTTAGGGTCTCTTTCAAATGATGAATTAACAAATGCTCCAACTGAACCAGTTACAAATGTTGGATTGTTTGAGAAGTTAAATTCTCTATTGTTTGCTCTTACAAAATAATGTGATGTAGAAACGTTTTCAGTTCTACGAACCTGGAAATCCATACCACCACTAATTGCCATCAACAATGCAACCGAACCTGAGTTACTACCATTATTTTGATGGTAAGTTGAAGTTATAGAATTATTTGCTGCGGCTAATTTAGGGTCAACTGCTGATTCCAATGCTTCTGGGTTCAATAAGATGATTCCCATATCAGGATAGAATAAACCAAATCCTTTACCATTAGGAGCGGTGTATGAAGAAATTGATGCAGTTAATGCTGAACCAATATTCAATGAACCACTAACCATATTATAAACTCTTCCTGCAGTTGTTACATTTTCATCTGTTCCACCACTATCATCAATTAAAGTGATAGTTCTAACTGAACCAGAAAGTTCAATTGAAATGTTACCTGGGTCCAATCTTTCTTTGTATCTTGCTCTATTTACATTGATTGCGTAAAATGATGTCATATCAACTCCAGCTGCAGTAGAACCTGTGTAAACACTAAAGTAAGGGTCTGCTGAATCTAATAATACGTTTTTGTATTGATTATATGTAGCTTTTGTTGGTAATGTTGAATCATCGTTTTGAGTCAATGTAGGTGCACCAAATCCTCTTGAATCACCATATGCGATTGAGAATTGAACCTCAGCTGCTTCAGATGAAGTTTGCATATTGTAAACATCTAAATAGTATTTACCACTAGTAGATGCAACCTGTACAGAAGATGTATAATTTGCTTTAACATCCAAAGAACCCGTATCACCACTCCATATTCCAGAAGTTACGATTTCAGTTCTATTAGTTACTTTATCAATTGCACCAAATTTTTTATAGATACCATTTGATATTGATGTAATATCTGAACTAATTTGTTCACCTGTACCTAAAAATTGGTTTACAATTCTAACTAATTCGCTAGTATCTACGGGAGTTCCTGCGGTGTTTGCTGCACCTGCTAAGTATTGCGATATATTACTTGCTAAAAGGGCTCCTCTATTGTCTCTTATTA